GCGGAGGCGCCGCCCGATCACCCGAACTGCCGCTGCACCATCGCCCCGGTCGTCGATTGGACGAAGGTCGACAACATCCCAGCCATTTCCACGGAGTCACCGTCATGAAACCCTATCGCTCGCTCGTTTCTTCGGCCGTCGCGGCCATCGTCGCTCGCCAAGCCACGCCGGCGCAGCTTCCCCAAGCTGGGCCGGGCGCTGCCTCGCCGCGCATCTTCGCGCAGATCACGAAGATGGACGTGGCCAAGCGCGAAGTCTGGGGCCGCCTGGTGCAGGAGGTTCCCGATCGCTCCGACGAGATTTTCGACTACGAGTCGAGCAAGCCTTACTTCAAGGCGTGGAGCGAGGAATTCTCCGCCGCGACCGACGGCAAGTCGCTCGGCAACGTGCGCGCCATGCACGGCAAGGTGGCGGCCGGGAAATTCATTGCGATGGACTTCAACGACGCGGAAAAAGCGATCGACGTGGGCGCGAAGATCATCGACGACGCCGAATGGAAAAAGTGCGAGGAAGGCGTCTATACCGGTTTCTCGATCGGCGGCTCGTACGTCGGCGACAAGAAAGCCGAAAAGGCCAACGGCCGCGACGTGCTCCGCTACACCGCCAAGCCGGCCGAAGGCTCGCTGGTCGATTCGCCCTGCATCCCGACGGCGAAATTCTTTGACGTGGTGAAAGCCGACGGCGTGATCGAAAAGGTCGCGTTTAAGGCGCCCGCGATCGAGGTCACCGGCACCGACGACCAGGTGGCGGAATTCGCCGACGCGCTCAACAAGGCCGGCCTCGGGATGGCCGACGCCATCGCGCTCGTAAAGGCGCACAAGCCCGACGCGGCTCCTGCGGCCGATACGCCCGCGGCCGACGACGCCAGCAAGGCGGCGCCCGCGCCCGTCGACAAGGGCATGTGGAACGTCCAGGACTTCGCGTCCGTGCTGGCCTGCATCGCCTCCGTGGCGGCGTCGGCGGAGTCCGACGCGCAATGGGAAGGCGACGGCTCCGCGGTGCCGGAAAAACTGCGCTCGTGGCTCGGTGACGGCGTCGCCATCTTCAAGGCAATGGCCAAAGAGGAAGCCGACGAACTGCTGGCTTCGCTGACCGCCTCCGCCGGCAAGCTGGCGCCCGCGCTCATGGAGTACGCGCACGCCACGCGCGGCGTCAACGCGCTGCGCAAGCGTGTCGACGATCCGGCGCTGACCGTGGCCGCCGCGCAGGAGATCGCCAAGGAATACGGCGAACCGCTCGGCGATGGCTTCGCCGATCGCGTGGTCGCCAAGGCGGCGAGCAAGGCCAATCACGCCCAGAAGATCCACGACATGCTCGGCGAGATGGGCGCCAAGTGCGCGAAGGATGCGCCGGCCGGCGATCTCGCCAAGGGCGCCGCGCCGGAAGTCGCCGCGCAGCTAACCGAGGCGCTGGCCCGGATCAAGAAACTGGAAGCGCAACCCGTTCCCTTCGTGACCTTGCGCGCCGTCGCCAAGGGTACGCCGGCAACGGACGCCACGCCGGCGCCGTCGGCGATCACGATGGACGACCTCAAGCCGGAGGACATGTTGAAAAACGCGGACGGGTCGATCGACTACACGACCAGTCTGTACGTGGCACGCGAAAAGGCGATGGCGAAAGCGGCCATCAATCCCTAACCTACCAACTCAACCCGCATCGAACCTAGACAGGAGCATCACATGAAATCCTATCTGTACAACAACCGCATGAGCATCATGCGCGCGCTGGGCGTGTTCGCCCTGCTCGCGCTCGCCGTCGCGCTGCCCGATTCGGTCGGCGTCTCGGTGGCCGCTGCCGCGCCGCTTCTGGCGTTCGGTATCGGCGAGACGAGCCCGGCCGTTCTGGAATTGTTCAAGGGCACGCCGTGGCGTACCGGTGTCGATCCCATGGTGGGTATAAACACCATGAAAAAGGCGCTTTTCAAGGATGACGGTTCGCCCAATTCCCTCCCGTACAACGTCCTGAAGGATCGCTACGGGCAGACGCTTCAGAAGTCGTTTGTTCAGTCCGCGAGCGCTACCAGCGGCCTGACGCAGTACGACCTGGAGCAAGGCGCCAAGCTGCTCTACCCGGTCACCACCATCTTCCGGAACATGATCCCGCGCGTCACCGGCGGGCTCGGCATCCAGGCCAACTGGCGGAGCGTGACGGCCATCAACCCGGGCCAGACGAACATCGGACTGAGCGAAGGGCACCGCGGCGCGGCGATGAATCAGACGGTCGTCGACCGCCTGGCCGCGTTCAAGACCTCCGGCTTCGACAACTTCGTGACGGAACAAGCGTACCTCTCCGCCGTGACGTTCGAGGATCTGATGGCGCTGGCGGCCACGACGACGCTTCAAGGCACGATGGAAGGCGAGGAGCATCTGGACATTGGAGGCAATTCGTCGCTGTTGCTCGGGACGTGCGGCACGGTCACCGGTTCGGACGTGGTGAGCGGCGGATACCTCTCGGATGCCACGTACTCGGTGATCTGCGTCGCGCTGACGTACCTCGGCATGGTCAATTCGACGCCGCCGACGGAAGCCTCCGGCGGCGGGTTGTCGGGCGGTGCGGTCGCGCTGCCGTACACGCGGTCGAACATGGACGGTTCCACCGATCTGATCCAGGGTTTCTCCGGGATCGCTTCGGCGGCCACGTCGGTCACCGTCAACGGCGGCGGCACGGCGCAGTCGATCACGGCGAGCGTGACGGCGGTTCGTGGCGCGATCGGCTACGCCTGGTACCTGCAATCGGGCGGCACCGGCAGCGAGCGTCTGGTGAAGATCACCGGGTATCCGACGGCGGTCCTGACCAACACGAACAGCACCGGCCAGTTGGCCTCCACGCTGCCGGCCACCGACACGTCGACCAACTCCCTGAACTATGACGGGATGCTGACGCAAATGCTCACGTCGGGCAGCGGATCGTACTGGGCCGACCTCGGCGGGCAACCGCTGACCACGTCGGGCACCGGCACCGGCGGTATCGCGGAGTTCGACAACGCGCTGGCCTCGTTCTATGACAACTATCGGCTGATTCCGACCGACATTTTCATGAACGGGTACGACCAGAAAGCGGCGGCGAAAATCGTGCTGAACGGCAACACCAACCTGGCGCCTTTCTTCATGGGCCAGAACGCCTCCGGTGGCCTCAACGGGTCGACGACGCTCACGCGTTACATCAACCCGATCGGGTTCGGCAACACGGAGTTGAACGTCCACGCGCATCCGTTCATTCCGCGCGGCACGATCATCTTCTACAGCCGCACGAACCCGTACCCGCTGTCGAACGTGCCGGCGCTGATCCGTTCGCTCTGCCGTCGTGACTACTGGCAGGTCGACTGGCCGGTGACGACGCTCCAGCGCACGCTGGGCGTGTACTTCGACAAGGTGCTCCAGATGTACTTCAATCCGGCGTTCGGCGTCATCACCGGCGTGAAGTCCGCGTAGTACGCAACAACCGGGCCGGCGCGGTGACGGGTTTCCTCCGTTTCCCGCCGCGGCACGTCGCCGGCCCGGCTTTTTTTGAAAGCAACGAATGAACGTCGGCGACCTGACCACATTGGAAAACGCAAAAGGCTGGCTCGGCTTGTCTGGCTTGTCGATTTCTGCCGTTTCCAATACGAGCCCGGCCGTGGTGACGTTGACCTCGCAACCGACCACGACGGCGCTGATCTCCGGCCTGCCGTACTCGATCGCCGGCGCGACCGGGATGACCGGGCTCGACGGAGACTGGACGATCACGGTACTGACCCCGACCACGTTTTCGATCCCGTTCGATGCGACGCTGGCCGGCGCATATACCGGCGGCGCGTTCGTCGGCGTCGCCGACCCGCTCGTGGCGCGCTTGATCTCCGCCACGTCGGCGTTTATCCAGAACTGGCTCGGCCGCGTGATCGCGTCGACCTCGTACACGCAGGCGTTCGACGGCCAGGACATGCAAACGCTCCTCCTGCCGCAGTACCCGGTCACGGCCGTCTCCGCGTTGACCGTCAACGGCGCGACGATCGCCGCGCGCCCGGCGTTGACCTTCCCGGCCGTCTACTCCGACGGCGGCGGCTACACGTTCACCGAAGCCGGGCGCCTGGCCGTGACCGGCTACCTGTTCCCGCGCGGCTACCAGAACGTCACCGTGTCGTGGACCGGCGGATTCCTGATCGCCGACGAGGCGCAGACCATCCCGGCCTCGGCGCCGTACGAGCTCGCCACGATCACGCGCTGGTCGGCCGGCGACCGCGGCGTAACCTTCGCCGACGGCACCGCGCTGACGGCCGTAACCGGGACGCCGGCCGCCGGCGAGTATTCGGTCGACGGTAGCGTGTACACGTTCGCCGCGGCCGACGCCGGGCTCGCGGTGTTGATCTCCTACGCCTGCGTCCCGTACGACGTAGAACAGGCGTGTATTGACACCATGGGCGATTGGTTCAAGTACCGCGAGCGGATCGGGATTACCTCGAAGTCGATCGACGGCCAGTCGATCTCGCTGACCAACTTCACGAACACCGGGCTGCCGGTCCGCGCGCGCGACGCGCTGCAACAGTACAAGCGCGTGGCGCCGGGATGATCTCGGGTTATATCCTCGGCGACCGCGCGCTCCTGGCGCGCCTTGATCGGTTCCCGGCCGAGGCTAAGACGCGCGTGGATCTAACGGTGCAGGCGCTCGGCCTCGAACTCGAGCGGCGTGTGAAAACCTCGTACCTCCGCGGGCCGCGACCGCAAAAGCTGGGCGTGGTCACCGGCCGCCTGCTTTCGTCGATCACGCGCGGCGCGGCCGATAGCCGCACGCGCTTCGAGTCCACGCCGGAGTCGTCGGTGTACTACGTCGGGACGAACGTCCCGTATGGCGCCATGTGGGAGTACGGCTTCGAGCGCAAGGTCGGCGCCGGCGCGCGCGGCGGTCCGCGCACGATCAAGAGCGGTCCAGCGCTCGCGCGCTACTTCGCCAAGCATCCGCCCGGCGTCAAGCAATTCGCCGCGCGGCAATTCCTGGCGCCGGCGCTCAATGACCTGAAACCGCTGATCAACGAAAAGCTGGGCGCGGCGCTCAAGTCTGCCGCCGAAGGGATCGGCAAACCATGACCCCGATCCGCGAACCGATTTATGTGGCTCTCTGGTCGCTGTTCCTCAACCACCCCAACCTCCAGGGGCAATTCGTCACGACCTCGCGCTACAAGGTGCATTTTGATGACGTGGACCCCACGGCCATGCCGGCGTTGTTCCTGACGGAGACGGGCGAGAATTGGGTGAAGCCCGGCAAGGGTATCCCGGCCAAGCGCAAGCTAACGGCCATGCTGGCGATGTACACCAGCACGTCGCAGCCGAACGCGGTACTACCGTCGACGCTGATCAACGCGCTGATGGATACGGTGGACGACGTGATCGAAAACGTCGGCAACCCGTCGAACGCGCAGACGCTAGGCGGGCTCGTCGAACATGTGTACCTGGAGGGCGAGGTCGAGATTTACGAGGCATTCTTGCAAGACAAATCCATTGTGCTGGTCCCGCTGACGATCCTCCTACCATGAGGGATGACAACGAACCGACCGGCCCGAAGGTGCCGATACCAGGCGCGGCAGGCGCGGCTATCGCGGTCGCGTTGCAGCGCATGGCGACGCATTGCGGCGAGACTGTTCTGACCATCAAAAAGGAACGCATTGCCGGCGGCGGCTATGCGTATGTGATCTCCAACAATCAACCGCCGGCCCGGCCGGTATCTCAACGCTAGGAGCGCATCATGGCCATCGACTATTTCGGCGCAGGTGTTCTGTTCGCCACCCCGACCTTTAACGCGAACGGTTCCGCTATCGCGCTGCCGTCTCCGGTCCAATTCGGCATCGTGCAGGACATTACGATCGACGACGAATCGGAGATCAAAGAACTGTACGGCGCTAACCAGTACCCGGTCGATATCGGCCGCGGCAAGTCGAAAATCTCGATCAAGTGCAAACAGGCGCAATTCTCCGCGGCCCTGTTCAACTCGATTTACTACGGCCAGACGCTGACGGCAGGTTACAACGCCGTGCTGGCCGATACCGTCGGCGCCGTCATCCCGGGCACCGCTGGCTCGACCTCGATCCATATCACGCCGACCGCACCGACCGGCGGCACGTCGGTATTCGTCGCCGATCTCGGCGTCCAGGACGGCAACGGCGTCCCGTACACGCGCGTCGCTTCGGCGCCGACCGGCGGGCAATACTCGCTTTCGGGATCCACGTACACGTTTTCGGACGTGAATGTGGGCTCGACGGTGTTCATCAATTACCAGTACTCGAACGCGACCAACCCGGCCGCCGGCTCGATCCTGACGGTGAACAACATTCCGATGGGCCAGGTGCCGGTTTTCTCCTGCCAGTTCTTCAACTCGCGCCGCACGCAGTCGATCTGGCGCAAATTCCCGCAATGCGTCGCCACGAAACTCTCGATGGATTTCAAGAATGACGATTTCGCCATTCCTGACTTCGAAATTTCGGCGTTCGCAGATGCAAACAACGTCGTGCAGCAATACTCGTTCAGCGCCTGACCATGAGCGAGGGCGGCGGTAGCAAGTACGCACCGAAGCCGGGGCATATTCCCGGCGTTCCGATCAACCTGGGCGGCAATGACTTCGTGTTGGCGCCGCTCGGGTTGCGCCTGGCGCGCGAGGCGTCGGAAAAAGGTAAGGCGATCTCGACCGGGGAGGCGTCGGAGGATGACGCCTTTGCGTTCGGCGCGTGGATGGTTCACCAGTCGTTGCTCCGGAACTATCCCGATATCACGATCGAGGAAGTGAACGAACTGCTCGACCAGGGCAACATCAAGGAAGCGAGCGACGCCATCGCGGGCCTCTCCGGCCTGCAACGTGTGAAGCCGGGGGAGATCGCGCCGCGGGGCTGACGGATTGGGACGAGGTTTACGCCGAGATCATCACAGCGACTGGATGGACATGGGAATACCTCGACGAATTTGTCACGCTGCCGCGGCTCAATGCGATCATGTCGCACTGGCTCAAATATCCGCCCGTTCATGTGACGGCGGCCATCTTTGCGGGGATCGAAAACAAGGCGCCGCAGGCGGAGGGCGCCGTGCTCGATAACGCCTCGCTGGTCCGCGACATGCACGCCGATCCGCGCAAGCTGCAATGGGTGAGCAAACCAAATGGCTGATGGCGTTGAGGTAAAACTAGGTGCGGATGCGTCCGGGATCAAGACGGGCGTGGGCGAAGCTGCCGACGCGGTACGCGCCAAGCTGTCCCAGATCGGCGATTACCTTAAGCGCGTGGCCTCGGACTCGAAGTCCACGGAGGCGGAGCTAAAACAGGTTTTCGCTGGTCTGGAGCGCGGATTTTCCGACTCCGCGACGGCGGCCACCAAGTCGTCGAATGCGATCGTGGGCTCTTTTTCTGCCATGCGCGTCGGTCTGGCTGCCGCGCTCGGAACCATTGCCGGCTCCGTCTTGATGGCCGTGAAGGGTATTCAGGATTTGAAAGACGAGGCGGCCGCGGTCGAGACGCTCCAGCGCGCGTTCGGCATGACCGCCACCGAGGCGTCGCGCATGAACGTGGCGCTGACCCTGATCGGGAAGTCGACGCAAGACTACACCGCCATTGCGATCAACCTGGGCCGACAGATCAAGGTCGACGAGGATCGAATTCAGGCGCTTGGGGTCAAGACGCGCGACGCGGCCGGCGGATTCCTGCCGCTAAACGACGTTATGAAAAATGCGTTCGACACCATGCGAACGTACAAGGTGGGGCTCGACCAGAACGAATTTGCGCTGGAGGCGTTCGGCCGCAGCGCAAAGGACGTATACGCCTATTTCGACATGAACGCCGGCGTGATGGAGCGGGCCGCGCAAATGCAGCGTGACCTCGGGATCGAGATGGGCGCCGAAAAACGCGCCTCGATCAAGGCGTACGCGATGGACGTTCAGGCGATGGGCATCGTCTGGGGCGAGGTTCGGCAATCGCTCGGCGAGCGGCTCATGCCCACGTTGCAGGCACTCACGGGCTGGTTCGCCAGTATCGCGCCGGCGGCGATGACCGTATTCGGCGGAACGCTGAAACTGATCGTCACCGCACTGGAAGGATTCGGCGCGATTGTCGCCGCGGTCGTCGTCGGCGCCGTCGCCGCCTTCGAGAATCTTATGCAGACGGTCAGCGCTTTGGGCCGTTCGTTCATGGCGTTCATGCGCGGCGACTGGGGCGCCATTCCCGGAATCCTGCGGGAGTCTGGCGAGAAATCCAAGGCAATCCAAGCGGCGGCCGCCGACTCGGTGCGCGCCGCTTGGACCGGTGCCCACGATCGGATCAAGGCGGTCTGGTCGACGCCTCCGGCAGGCGCGGGTGCCGGCTCCGACAAGTCGCCGGGCGGCTCGCGGTCCTGGACTCCGAAGGCAAAGGGCGGCGGCGCGGCCGAATCGCGTATGCCAGAATTTGAAGCCATGCTGAAGGCGGAGCGCGACGCATACGAGCGCATGAAGCTGGATCAGGGCAGCTTCGAGCGGTGGAGCGAGGAGCAAACCTCCTCATTCTGGGAACGGATCAAGACGACTTACCAGTTATCCACGAAGGAATTGCAGTCGGTAGAGTCGAAATGGTACGACGCGCAGCGCACCATGCGCCAGAAAAACTTTGAGGCCGGGATCGCTGCGCTCGAAGCCGAGAAACAGTCGATCAAGTACGACTATGACGAACGCATCCGGATCGCGCAAGAGGCGGCCCGGCGGATCGCGGCGGCGTTCGGCGCGGGCAGCCGCGAGGCTATTGCTGCGGAGGCGCGCGTCACGCAGGAATACCAGCGCCAAGCCGAACAGCGCATGAGGATTGCCGAGATCGCGCGCCGGCAAGAGGACGCGCGCGCGGACCACGGCGCGAACATGGAACAGCTGATGATCAATCAGCGCGTGGCGCTCCAGCAAATCTCGGCGGAGCAAGCGCTGGCGCAGGAGCAAGGCTTACAGGACCGACTCTACGCGATCAAGCGCCAGGCGCTGGAGCGCGAGATCGCGCTGGAGCGCGAAGGTCCGAACGATCCGACGAAGGTGGCGGCCATGTACGCCGCGCTCGAATCGCTGGAAATGCAGCACCAGCAACGCGTCACCGAGATCCAGAATCGCGCCGTTCTGGAGCGCCAGCAAGTCGCGCTACAGGCGAATGAGGCGATCCGCGGCAGCATGGTGGGCTTCCTCAATTCGCTCCAGGGCGGCATCAAAAACTGGCGGCAGGCGTTGAACGAACTCGGCAAGTCGATCACCGCCATCTTCAACGATCTGGCCAGCAAGCAAATCGTGAAGGCGCTCATGGGCGCCGGCACCGGCGGCGGCGACATTCTGTCCAAGATCACCGGCATCTTTACCGGCGGCGGTGGCGGAGGCGGTACGCCGCCGATGTTCCCCGAAAAGGCGGCGGAGGCGGCGGCGAGTAGCACGCTGACCGCTGCCAAGGTGACGGAGACCAGCACAACGACTGTTCTGACCACGATCATGGCGACCTTGACCTCCGCAGCCTCGGCGGCGTCGGCGGCGCTCACGGCGCTCGCTGCCAGCCAAGGCGCGAAGGCGGGCGGCGATATGGTCGGCAAGCTGCTGGGGATGGCGTTGGGCGGCGGCACCGGAGGCGGCGGCTTCGGGATGGATACCGCGCTGGCCGGGTACGCGACCGGAACGCCGTACGTTCCGAAAACCGGGCTGGCCTTGATCCATCGCGGCGAGCGGATCGTCCCGGCGGCGGAGAATCGCGGCGGCTTCGGCGGCGCGGCGTCGACCATCAACGCGCCAATGACCTTCAACCTCTACGGCCCGGTCGATACGCGCACGCAATCGCAGATTGAGGCGGCCGCGTTCCGCGGCTTGTACCGGACCAACAAGCGGAATATGTGACATGCCCAGCTTCATCAACACTCCGTTTTTCCCGTACACGATCAGCGCGTGGGCGGTCGGCGGTCGCGGCTACAAGACCACCGTGGTCGAGACGTACGGCGGCGACGAGTACCGGAACGGCGCGTGGTCGCAGGCGCGCGGCGAATGGGATATCAGCGAGGCGCTACGTTCGACCAATTCGGCCAGCTCGTACAACTGGATCGCGCTGCGGAATATGCACCGCGTGTGCCGCGGGATGCTCTACGCGTTCCGGTTCCGCGACCCGACCGATTACTCCGACGAGGGCGGCGGCACGGTCACGATGATCGACGCGACGCATTATCAGATGTACAAGACGTACACCATTTCGCCGCTATCGGATACGCAGATCATCCAAAAGCCCGAACCGGCGAACTCGTGGAGCCCGAACTATGCCGGCGTGGTGATCGCCGGCAGCGGAACCTATACGCTCGATTACGACACCGGGATCATCACGATCACGGGCGGCTCCGCTCCGACCGGCTGGACCGGGCAATTCCACGTGCCGTGCCGGTTCGACGCCGACCTGCCGCGCATGGGGCTCGACGGCACCGGCGCATTCTTCAACTGGCAATCGTTGCGCGTTGTTGAAGTCAGGAATCCGGGATGATCCCGATCTCGACCGCGCTACAGACTGCGCTGGAGCAACCGGCGCAGACCATCTCGACGTGCTGGAAAATCACGTTCGCCGACAACTCGCCGCGCGCCGGCGAGGTCATCGGCTTTACCGACCACGACGAAGTGATCACGTTCGACGGCGTCGACTACATCGCGATGACGGGGTACTCGCGGAGCGACATCGCGAGCGGTGACGACCTCTCCGTGGACAACCTGGAACTAGTCGGCGTTCTGACGTCGCCGGCGATCACCGAAGCCGACCTGAACGCCGGAATCTGGGATTACGCTCAAGTCGAGATTTTCGCGGTGAACTATGAGGACTTGACGCAAGGCGCGCTAATCCTCCGCGTCGGCTGGCTGGGCGAGGTATCGGTCGGACGCAACAACTTCACCGCGGAGATTCGCGGTCTGACGCAGGCGTACTCACGCGTAATCGGCGAGCTCACCGGGCCGGGCTGCCGCAACAATCTCGGCGACGCGCGCTGTCAGGTCGATCTCGCGCCGTTCACGTTCGCGTTCACGGTGACCGGCGTCGGCCCGGACAATCAGACAGTGTATGCCTCCGCTTTGACGCAACCGGGGCCATCGGGCGGCGTCTCGTTGATCTCCGTGACGCAGGCGAATCCAGGCGTGGCCACGATCTCGCCTTCGCTCGTACTGCCGACCGGATCGCCCATCACAATCTCCGGCGCCGGCGGGATGACGCAGATCAACACGAACACGACGTACAACAACCCGAACGGGTCGCATGACGTGTTCCAGCTTTCCATCGACACGTCGGGATTCCCGGCCTATACCGGCGGCGGCACGGTGACCGCGCTCGGCGGCACGGCCGGCTATTTCGACGGCGGCGTGGTCGAATGG